AGTAGAAACAGCACGCGTTACAAGACGCGTACTCTCCTCAGGCCAATTAGACTGAGGTTTCCTATAAAACTTGGTTACACTTGAAGAAAAAACTCCCCGGGGCAGATGCTCCGGTTGAAAAATTCAAGAGAACCTGAGAATAAATTCTCAGCTTCAGGAAACATCTGTCTCGATTGTACTATGCTTACCAACATAGCGAGGCGGCCACCCATACCTCTTTAAACGGGTTGTCCCTCCAAAATAGTCTCCGTCCGAGTTAACGGAGGAAACGGTTTCGGTGGTGGGACGAAAGGCTCGTATATCGGTGGAACACCGAGGAAGAACGACAAAGAAAAGTCGTCTCCTGCGGCGTGCCACTGCTGGACTACTTCAGAAGCTGCTGAAATGCCAGAATATACGTGTTTAGCCCCAAGATTTTGAGTCATCGATCTGTTAATGATCAATCGCTCTTGTCCTGTGTTTTCCACATTTTCGAAATACACTCCCAGCATATAGCGGGTATTCGAATAAAATGGTAACTGGACTTCAAGAGTAGACTGAATCTGATTATCAGTAAACGCTGCTCCTTCATATCCATGGGGCAATACTGCGTCTAATTCTAAATTAGTCGCGCCAGTTGCAATGATAGGCTGTTGACCTACGGTCGTTGGACTACTAACTGTTGCTAATCTCTCAAGCCATTGGTATGACGAGTTAGAACGCTCTAATGTAGTTCCACCGTTACCGCGGTTATAATAAGCCAGCTTGTAACGAGTTGACCCCCTCATGATTAGGTAACATGGCGACATATACGATAAAAATGTATTTCGTCTAGCCACGTTCGGACCTACTTGAGCGGGTACAAATGGTAAGATACGCGTAACAATCTGGTGTTCGTTAATAGGCGTTGCACCGGAAAAATTACCAGTGTACACCAGACTGAAGCGTTTTATAAGTGATCTGATGGACGTAATCCGTTCTCCGAAGAAAACTAATGAATTATGATCGTCTACATCTGATGCACCTACAACTGCGTGTGATGTTGCATTTGCGGAGCTGCCCTCATCAGCTTTACATGACACCATCTCGGCGGTAGGCTCGAAGTTCTGTGCACTCAATGGTGAGGCTGCATTGAACTGTGTGAACCTTGCTAGACTCCAATTGCTGGGTCTTTCGAGAGGTTGCGCAAATTGCATGTCCTCGCCACATTTAAAATAAACGTTGACTTGGACTGGTGCCCTATTGGCCGACGCATTGCCGTCGACTAAAATAGGGGATACGAGTTCATTGACGATAGAAATGGTAAATATTCCCATGTGGATACGGGAATCGAAATTACTTAAAATCTGTAATGTGTTCTCAGTCTGGTCTCCAGGCTGAAAACTCGTCGACTGCGGTTGCCCAGTAATACCTACTGGTTGGGCACATTGCAGCCAAGGGAATCGACTATTATAGTCGATTGTGAACTCGGTAGAGGTTTCGTCAGCTAAATCCAAAATAGTAGTATAACGTGTGTTAATATCTTCAGTATTGGGAACATTAGTGACGGGGGCTTCTCGTACGTACGGGTCAAATTGCAGCTTCAATCGACCGCTGTGCATACTTGAGCAGACCACCTCTACCCGATAGGTAATGGACCCCTTCCAAAAACGAAACATGTTGGCTACATGTCCGCCGGGAGTGTCCATTGCTTGAACCAGTTGGCCTTTATTGGCCGTCCGGTGAAATTGGTTCGGTGATACAAGTGATACGAACAAAAGCTGGCCATTGCCAGCTGGAGAAGTGAATTGACCGTTAAGGCCACGCCATTCAGGGCGAGCGATCCACTGCTCTCGTGTCACAATTGAAGAGATTGCCATTTCATCTTCAGGCATCACACCACATGTTGTGGGATCCACTGTGATTTCTTGTTTAGGGTCCAAAGCGAGACTATAACTCGAATCTTCGCCTGCTGTATTAGCAAGACGACCATGAACTCTGCCCAGAAATCTCTCTGGATTCTGAACCATTGCTGGTGCTGAAAAACCAAACATTTTGGCTATGTTGCCAGCAGCTGACGCGCCAATTTCTGTAGCGCGTGCGAACTTCCCAATAATAGGGGCGCTCTTCAGCATGCCGGCACCTGCTGCGACAGCAGTAGCTCCGCGTGATACGGGGCCATCTGCATACTCATCTTCCATTTCGGAAGTCGCAACCCAATCTGGTTCCAGCAAAGTGTACTGCTCCTTTTCCCTAGATCCACAACAACTTTCAAAATTGCCAGTTGGTGTGAAATCAGTGGGAATTGACATCTTCATATTCTCAGCCCACGCATAAGTCGTGACATTGACTCGTTGCGGGGTACTGAGATTACAGATGCGGAGAGGATTAACATCGAAAAACCATAGGGATCCCAGAGTTTCCTTTTCGAAAGGATTAGGCTCATTCTGGGGAGTCCCGTTAAAACTGATATAATTGTTATGCCAAATAAAAGGCAAAGTCATTTCAGCTACTTGGTTGCTCGATGGGTTTAACCAAACGTGGGGATAAGTGGAAAAATGCTGATAAGTAGTTTCATCAACCCCGTCACTAGTACGATTAGTTTGTGCATACCAGGTGATTGCTTGTCCTGCAACCAAATTACCAGTACGTTTGAAATCATTATAAGAGAACTCTCGAGAACCATAAGGTATGTATACAACGAGAAGTCGTCCGTATTGAAACGGAGTGCCGTTAATAATAAAACGACACTTAAGATCAAAACTACCGTAAGCGAAATTTTGGAGTTTCGCGCGAACACGGTCATCAGATTGCCAGCTCGTCCAGGGATCAATTTCCCGAGAAACCGATGAGTTCTCGAACGTAGTTGTCCATTGAAACTCATTGATACGAACGGGACGCTCAAGGAACTTCCCCAACGGCACATTGTCGGAATAACCATCATCAAAGGTGGAATCACGTGGTCCCGCCATATTGACGGTGTATGTGCTTGGGGCGTCTTTGAACGTGGCTGTCTGATATTGTACAGCATCAGGATTAGATTCACTAACCATAAAATTATCAGCAGACACCACTGCATCGGGACTTGTTTGGTCCGCGCCATTCTCAGCTGACGCGTCACTGTTTTCATTATTGTAAGAAGGAAGGCGGTAGGAGCCTGCTCAAGGGGCCTCACCCTGACGAACAGACTACTTACGGACTCCAGCAATTTTGAAGGATCATCTCCAACATAATTAGGCTTGCTAGGAGCGTGCTCAGGCTAAATAGCCATCCTAATTTCCACACTGTGCTTTGCATAATACATTATACCGTAAGTTTATTTACATATTTACATGATCTACAATGCGAGCTTATTGGCGCGCTATACAGCTGACATCAAAGCTTAGTCAATGTGTGTGGAAAAATGACTAGTCGGAACAAAGTCGTCACATTCAAGTTTGTAAGCCTTCGGTATCCACGGGGTAATACCCTCCGAAGAATCCATTTGCTTGGTAATATAATAATCATAGGTGTGAAACTTAAATTCCGGAAAAACGCCTTTGAGTACAAGAACGACTTTATCAAATTCTTGACGGCCATATTGAGATAACTCAATGACCGCTGACTCAAGACACGCCTCGTCGTGCTCCTGCCGCGTCAACTCTTTGGACTCAATGCCAATTGTTAGAGTTTTCATGACGGACGGCTTTTCAATGGGACACAACCATAAGTCGGTCTCGCTGTCAAATACCCAGCGACGTTTTCCAATGGTGGCTTCTGAAACGGGGACAGACCTGTATGTAGTATCAGATTTGTCCGCTGGTGTATACTTCAAACCAATAGATGCAAAATATTTCTGCACGGTCTGAAAGTTAAACCAGGGCTCCACTTCAGTAGAGAAACTATAAGTATTGTCGTCTCCCAACGAACAAAACTCAACGTTATCTCTAAAAGACTCACGAACTCCATTCAAGGTGCCATGAACGGCACGGTAATTCGTGAAATAAGCCATACGGATGTACAACGAGTTGACAATGTCATTCAAAATAAAAGTGAGTAACACGCCAGAGCTCAATGATCCGCAAATTTCCAGTAGGCAAGTGTCCATCAACACCAATGGGTTCGCAATATCACTAGCGACGCTCAACATCATATTCTTATATTCAGTCGAGACTTCGCCAGAGCGTTCCTTAACATTGATGATGACAGTAAAAGCGGCCATGAGCATTTGAATACTCAAGTACTTATCATACTTACTGAAATCGCCATTAGCTAGTCTTGGATGTTTGGCAAGACGCTTGTAGATCAATCCCCAATCTTTCGAAAAGGGATTTACTCCACCAGACGTCTCGCTAACATTAAAATTTCTAGTATAGATGGTCATCCAAGCTCCAAATGCTTGCCTACAAAGTAGGTAAAAGCACATAGGGCCTAGAGTGAATAAACGGATCTTACGTTCAGCAACCTTTTCCCGAGCGCGAGGCTCGTCTTTGGGACAAGTTTTGAAAACAATACCGTTACGCTGTCCGTCTGAAGCGCGTTCCAACATTTCGTCGTACTGCTGCTGTAATTCAGGGGTCAGCTTCCATCCCTCAGGCTTGGAAGATTCAGGGTCGGGCACTAAATGCTCGTATTTCTTCCCGCCATCTGGAAACCCAGCCGAGGTAGATTTTGGCATGGGCTTGGCTTCAGTCCCTGGTACACCGTTAATACATGTGTCCAGATCCCAAAGCCTGTCAGACTCTTCAAACGACTTAATAGTACATAGTTTGTCCGTAAAATCTTGGACAGCTAACTCTAAAATGTCAGAATCGACTCCAGTAACCTGTTGTTTCAAATCGGATAAAGCGTTACGCTCCGGAGAAACGTAATTGCCATCGTCCTTAATTCGACCATCAAAACGGGGTCTTATCAAGTCATGATGATACTCACTAGGAAGTTGCTCAAAAAGCTCCTCCTTCTGTGGGTACTCAATAACGCTGCTGGTACGCTTCACTCCTGACACTTCAATAGATCCGTAGTTCCTTAAAGTGCCACGCTCATCCTGCGGCAACCAATATGCATGATCACGCCTATTAGGCTGACGCACTGCATTCATGGTAGCTGCAAATTGTGGCGATTCATCATAGCCAACTGCACTCTTAGCGACGTATATCTTCGTCATCTTCTGGAGCTGCTGAATGCCTTCACGGACCATACATTGGTCAATAACGTGAAAGGCAGCAAGCCCTGAAGCGAAAGACGCACAGACATTAATGCCGCATAAATGCAAATTGGCTCCGAATTTAGCCATCAATGAGCTTCCGCAATGTCCATGATGGACATCCGGGTGCTCACCTACAAAGCAGAACGGACTAACCGTACCGCCAAAGCCGTCGGGATATGTAACCTGTTGATTAATACCCTGAAAGCCAATCTGTCGCTTCGCATATGGAGCGCCATTTTGAATATAGGTGTTGTACCCGGAGCGTAAATTTGCTCCTGATCCGGTATATTGTGCCTTCTCGGGAATGTGCTCGCGAATGTCCTTAAAGGCACTAACGTCCGACAAACGAACGATGGCCAAGTCAGGACCAATACGAACAACATTACGAGGGCCGCCTCTCATGGTAAATTTCTTAGACACTGTAGTCTTCTCTTCCGAGGTGTTATAGTGTAGAACGCTAAGAGTAGCATCTTTGTGCTGAAACAACTTCAATGAATGCCAAACTCCCACAGCGTACTGGTCACATAAACCAGTAAGGTGGGTAGTGCAGATCTGTTCGATTTCAGAACTGTGAATGGAAACTTTGATAGTGTTCCTAGAAACTCTCTTTAAAGCGGTATCATGAGGCGAGCAAGCTTTCTTGCCAGGCTGAATAAAGCCATCATCAACATCCCAAACATTAGGGCGAATATCACCTTTCGGTTTCTCGCCTTGAAGGGCTGCAATATCAGCTGTGCCAACCATAACAGGAGGACCCTGTACTTTGGCCGGCTTCTTCACGGACTGGTAAGAAGCAAAACTAACTCCAGCAACAACTGCCATAATAACAGCATACGTGCCGTATGTTTTGAAGTTAAGTAGCTCCCTGCGAGCCTTTTCATATCGGTCCAAAATGGCCTCAACACGTTCCGTAACAGTCTTCGCATCCTGCAGAGCTTGAAAAGCAATGCGGGTACGCTTCTTGTAGTACTTGTGAAGTCGCCCCTGGTATTCAGTAAAGAAACCAGAAAACCAACAGAAAAAAGTCATCAATAAGAAGAAAAATAATGGATAAAGATCAAGCAAAACGTTGCCAATACGCTGAACATAAGTGTAATGATCAGACGCGCGCGTCAAATTGACGACTGCACTAGTGGGAACAAATGCTGAAACTTGACTGCACTCAGGACAACGACTCTTGTTCATATATCCATGAGGGCAAAAAGCTTGATCTAAATAATCGTGTGTGGTTCCGAGCATATCTTTCTTGCTGCTGTGCTTCTGCGCAAGCTCAAGAATGTAGTCGTTAGCCGTGGCAAAGTCTACTTCAGATAAAACACAGTTACCCTCGACATTTGTCGAAGACGACCGGTAAACACTGAAAGTACACGCTTGCATACGATCACCATCATCAGGTAATTTGCAAGGATCAACACCTTCTGGACGCTTGCCATCGACCATGTCATAACGAAATTCGTCTTTAATGTCAACGCGAATATACGCGTGAATACGACGGGCAAAAGCGTCAATGTTGTTAATATAATCACCAACACCAAAATTGGTCAAGTGATTAGTCATTAAAACATTAACAAAAGGTTTGTAAAGATCCTTACCTTTATCAGAAATATCTGCGCGATTGATATAATATTCAGACTCGCCAATAAGCGAGGTAATGTTTTGCATAATCTGATTATCATTATCCATCTCGGCGCGAGCAGATCCCAACTCATCGAGGAACACAACAAGGTGCTTCTCGGTTTTGTAAGGAGACATAAACTTGTCACTCGCATTGACGGAAACGCAATAATTTTTGATAAATTTGGGAAGTGCCTCGTGTTGGAGACGAACCTGCATCCCTTTAAGCGCGGTGCGCGCTAAAGTGGGAGCGATAACGGTTGTCTTACCAACACCAGGGCCACTGCGAAGTCCGATGTTAAAAGGCTGTGGTTTGTGCGCGTAATCGGCGCAACGAGCCTTTGTATGCATCTCCATAATATCCCGGTTAAGTGATGCCATAACCTGGCGTAAAGCCAAGTCCTTGGAAATCACCTTGGTGTACTGCTTCACAGCTTGGTTGAGGTTCTCCCTCCAAAGCTGATCGCATACATGACCGGGTAAATCGGGCGAGCCGGGTTGAACTCGCAACTTTTCGTGGTCCTTAAGCCATTGAGCACATGCTAGCCAATCGTAATCTGTAAGACAGTTATAATGACCGTCTTTTCCAATCTCTCCAGTCATAGTCTTAATTAAGACTGCGACACTGCGAAGAAACTGTACAGTACGTTGAGGACCAGAAATCTTGTTAAACTCGTTCACATCTTTCATGGAAGTCATTCCAAGAGTAATGAGATGAGCTGGGACTTCAGGTCCAAGCATTTGCAAACCAATCGCCATTGCGAAAACCTTATTCAAGGCAATCATGGAGCTGCTATTAACAACACCATCAATGTGATCGGCGGCTTGAGACAATAAATTGGCTACATCGCCCATGGATGACGTAGGTATCCATTGGGGCAAGCCAGCCTCATCGGCATGTTTGTTGCGTCCATAACTAGGTCCACGAGAGACCAAATTAGTAACTAACGCGATTAAATATTCGCGCTGAACAACAGACTGAATGTCTTTGAGGAAATTGTAGAAGACGAGAATTCGTCCTTTCCAGGTAGATGTAGCAAACCAGAGTCCTATGTTTACTGCAATTGACTCTAGCATTCCTAAGGCTCGAGCATCAACAGAGTCTTGTAAAGCTTGCGCAGTAGACTGAAAAATTCGATACAAATCAATGTCTTCGAACTGGTCAAAATATTGGTTAAGCTCTGGAATAAAAGAGGCGCTAGTGGCCTCAAATTCCAACTCTTCAGTGATGCGAGCCATCTTCTGGACAAGACGGCGACGAGTGCCAACATAGGAGCGCTTCTTGCGCTTCTTGACAAAATTCACGCGAATTCCTATGTCAAACAAAGCCTCTATAAGAAACTCCGTCTCAGTAGTAGAGAACAAAGTCGCAAGAGACTTATCGTCTTCTTCGATGTCGTCGAAAAACGACAACGGTGCCCACAAAGGGGCGGGTGTTTCATAAATAAAACAAGGTGGTTGTGACCCTACCAAGGGTTTGCCAAGAAGGCTATTGGGGTGTGCACTTTGATTAGGAATTATCAACGAAGGGACGTCCACGTGGGGTATTAACCCACGGCAGCCCATAGATCGGATATGGCAATCCGAACACCATTTGCTGTCTGTAACAGGTAGAAGTCGTAGCTCCTCTACCAAGACTGTATAGTATATATGTTCCTGTAAACTCTTATCGGCAGTTAGAGTCCAGTATTTAGCATATAACTTTTACATTCAAGCATATCTTACCCTGTACTATCATACTCACACACTCGAGGTTTTAATCACGAGCCATTAAAGTGTGCGACGTGTGAGTGGTTGTAGCATTACGGGCTTCAAATTTTGAAAGTATACATGTTGTCAAATAAATGACGAAAGTGGTCCAAAAGGACCATCAGGTGCTGTAAAGCACCGTCATAAGTAATGTATATTTATAGGAATACATAAAAACCGTATTCTTAAATTTAGTTTATCCTCATCATCGGAGTTATATTAAAATTGGGGTGTAACTAAATAATATTTTAATAGGCATAGAAACATTATCCTAACGGCCAAAAGGCCAAAAGCACTGGTGTGCTCTTCGCAAAGTTTAAAGTCTTAGCAAGTAAAAGACTGGGTGCAAAACAAAAAGTTTGACACAGGTACATTCAATAAACAACAAATTATCGAAACTTGAGGAAACTTAATAGTACCTGAGGAATCATATAGAAACCTCTTTGATAATTGCGGTTGAGTAAATTAAACATCATTATTATAGGAGAAAATATTCACTCTGAATGTCAAATTAATAAATAGTCATGAATAGACTCAGAAAATCATTCACATCTGAAATAAAAATAAGGCGTAAGATCGTACGCTAACGTTCAATAATCTAG